GGTTGGCCTTTGAGACCACTCCACACTGCAATCAGCGTGAGCCCCACACGAGGAAACCTCCTCGTCGGTCTGGTGTTTCCTTGCACACCAACCCATCCCCCTTGCCCTCCACCGAGTTTGTGGAGACCTAGGCCTTCCTTTGGAAGACTTCGGATTTCAATTCAGCGACAGCTGGGAAACAAGGCTAAACACTATAGCTAGCCGGGTAATACCCGGACCATAATGTGTAACTTCTGCTCAACCTACCTCTAGAAGGGAAGGGATGCCCGCTCGAACCCCAAAAGGTAGTAGACTTGCATCTAACAACCTAAGGAGCTGGACGGGCAGGAGGGGACACCGATCCTACACATTAGTATTGAGGTGCGTTGCTCCAACTTTGGATGCGAGGGACGAGGATCATGGTTACATGTGAAACGATCCTTCAGTGCGGTAGCCTAGACCGATCTGCTCCTCCCGCAAGGGAAAAGAGGGGTCGTAGCACACCACTATACTAACTAATCCAACATGCTTCATTTCAAGATCCTTTCACAGGTATTTGTACCTGCTCCATTTTCTATCCATGTTACACATTTTCATAGCAGTATTGTATGTCACATCATGCCATCTCATAAACTCTTTCCAAGGGTAGACTGGGACAAAGTCGAGGCCGGTTCGTACGCCGTAGTCGACCCAGTAAACACTGGCAACATCTTGTACCTATCGGAACAAGATTATGTTGTAATGATACGGGTGGCTCTGACGTCGAACAGATCGCTAAAAGTTTTAGCGCAGCCCGGTGACACTCCCAGTAACTCCAGTAGCGCCCCTGATGGCGCTCATTCAACTGATCCTTCATCTCAAAATTCCCCCTATAAGGGACACCCATGGTTGAGTGCGTTTTCCAGAAAGGGTGGGAGCAGGGCCTTGAAAAAGGTAAAATACCAGTTCCATTCGCCCTTTTCCACACGCTATTGGAAAGGTCGGAATAGTGAGACTACGATGATCAAGATTCATGAGGGAAACCTTATGGACTGGCTTCGAATATGGAGTGCAAAACTCCACTTCTGGGCCAGAGGTTTCTACCCTGTTCCGATCGTGCACAGAACTGAGACAATGGCTTTTGGCCATAATCTCCTCCGCATCCTAAAGACCCAAGGAATCCAGGCGTTGATCCTACGTCTGAAAATCTGTCTCTTCGCGGTTAATTCGTACATGGGTGGAACTAAACTTAGTTCAACCCAGGATCTCGGATTCCGGGTCCGTTTAACAAACGGATTACCGACCCTTATCCCATTGTATGCTCGATCCGCCATCAGAGGGGGGAACATGGCTTTTGTCCGTATATGGGTATCCCTGCTTAACTCCTATAAGGGTTTCGCGGGGGAGTACGAGCTGCCTCCTTTGGCAACTATTACTCAACCACATCCGGATTTGAGCACTTCTCCTTTCTACTCAGACTTCCTAGGTTTCATTACTGAATTCCTACGTCGCCTTCGTGTACTCGGCTGCTCCCTTACACCTGATCTAACGGTAAAGAACTTCTTCTATACCAACAAAGCTGGACCCAATCACCCGAATTCGGTTCTAGGATCCGGAATCGATGCTTTTGCATGGACCCGGGCCCCAAGAAACTTAATCCGGGAGTGGCTCGAGCTCACTGGTCAAAAGGCTCTCTGCCGAAAGTTCCGAGAAATCGGAAAGATGGTGCCATTACTCGAAATGACCGGGTTTCATGCATCCAAGCCTGTATATAGAAAAGATGGTACTATCCAGAAGTGGGTAGTATGCAAATTATCTGATATAGTGCTCGGGCGTTTACACGCTCTGTATGAAGCCGCAGGTAAAGTTCGAGTGGTAGCCATAGTAGATTATTGGACCCAACTGGTCCTCAAACCAGTCCATCAATGGATGTTTTCCTTGCTTAGACGGATCCCAACTGATGCAACTTTTGATCAGGAGGGAAAAGTAAAAGCGTTCGCAGAGTCAGGTTACAAGGAGATTTACTCCCTGGATCTGAAGGCTGCGACAGACACCATTCCAATGGGACTTTATACTATCCTTCTTACCCCTATTCTCGGCAGGGATCTGACAAAACTTTGGTCCGAACTCCTCGTTGAGCGAGACTTTCTCAAACCTAGTGAACTTAGAAATAAGAACACGTGGCCGAATCGCCTTTCGGCGATAGTTTCGAAGGGTCTCCACCAGGGATTCTTTGAGCCTATTGTTTGCGATGAGTTTGTTCGCTACACTACGGGACAGCCCATGGGGGCTCTTTCGTCGTGGGCGTCAATGGCTCTTTGTCACCATCTACTTGTGCAATACGCTGCCTACATATGTGGACATCGTGATGCCTGGTACCTGGCGTATCTAGTCCTTGGCGATGACGTGGTCATAGCTGACGGAAACGTTGCCTATGCATACCAACATATCCTAGCGTCCTTTGGCATAAAAGTTGGTTTAGCTAAAAGTTTTATCTCCCAAAAAGGGATGTTCAACTTCGCAAATCAATCATATGTTGCAGAGACTAATATCTCTCCTCTTTCCTTCAGGGAAGAGTTAGGAATAAGCTCGTTACCCCAGCGCTTAGAATTGGCTCTTAGAGCGGTTCGGCGAGGGTGGATTGGGCTGCAAGGAAATAATTGGTTGTCCGGACTGTTAAGGCTCCTTCTTACCCCAGCAGGTTATCGCGATTGTATCGCTGACCTGCGGGTAGGGAAGGTGCACCCCTATGTGAGCTGGGCCACATCGGTACTTTTCTGTCCCGGAGTCACTCGGTTGAGTGGCCTCGGGATCAAAGAAGTCTCCATTAATACTTTCTTGGCGTGTATAACGCGAAAGATGAGTTTGTGGAGTAAACCAATTGCAGCTTTAGCTACTGAGGTCTATGGAAAGACCCAGGAGGACCTTATATTGGTGATTCTCCGCGAAGCGGCGGATCGCCTTTATAAACAGTTCCTCGAGGGCCGGGCACAACTGAAAGAATTTGAGCGCTGGCTCACTTTAGAGACCAGCGTGTCTGTAGAATACGTTCTACAGCAAGTCTTCAAAGAGCAGAGGGCAACCGCCTTCGACGAGTGGTCGAAAGATTACCGTGAATTTGTAAAGACTCTTCAAGTTGCAATCAGGATGTTACCCTTGGGACGTGGGGAGGGAGTCGGAGTTTTCCTTCTCGAGCATACTCTTTCCATGCCGGTTGACGAGATCTTTCGCATCTTGACCGAAGCGGAGACTGAGATTCCTCTGATCCCTGATTTCAAGGAGAGCGATGCCTCTGCGTTAACGCAGAGAACATTGCACTCGCAAGATTCATTGGATAGATTCCTCAAAGTCGCTAGGGTCTTAGGTGCGGTATCCATCGATGACTATTGTGCACATCAAACAGTGGTTGGAACTTCTTCCAAACCAAAAAGGACTCACTCGTAATGGGGAGCAAATCTCTTTACGCGCTGATGACATGCGTCAAGTGTCATGAGGAGTCTCGGCCGAAAGGTCGGAGTGGTCTCAAAGGCCA